AGCGCGGATACGGGCAACGTAAACTCTGCGATTCAAGACGTTCAGACGGGCGTAGAGGGAACGAGCGGAGCGGTATCGGGACTCACTAACCAGCTCGACAAGATGACGGGTGGAGCCATTTCCGGCTTCCGGAATTTGACTTCTGGAGTTAAGAACGGAGTCACCGGTTTAAAGTCGTTTAAAGTCGCCCTCGCTGCTACGGGTATAGGGCTTCTCCTCGTGGCAATCGGCACCCTCGTTTCTTACTTCACCTCCACCAAGAAAGGAGCGGAACAGCTCAAGGTAGCAACGGCGGCTCTCGGGGCTGCGTTCGATGTTTTGCGCGATCGCGTCTCAAAGATTGGGGGCGCGTTGGTGAAGTTCTTTACCGGCGATTTCTCGGGGGCGTTGGCAGATGTGAAGGACTCGTTTACGGGTATTACGGACGAAATAATCCGAGAGACGAAAGCGGCCTCCGATTTGGAACGGGCTATGAACCGCCTCAAGGATGAAGAGCGGGAGTTCACCAAAGCACGAGCGCAGACGAATTTAGAGATATCTAAAGCGCGCCTTTTAGCGGAAGATGATACCTTGACCGTAGAGGAGCGGATTAACGCCTTACAACGCGCCGTAGAGCTTGAACAAAAGACGGTAGACGAACAAATTAGGCTCGCCGAAGAAAGGTTGAGGATTACAGAGGCGCAAGTTGGACTAAGTAACAGCCTTGAGGACGACTTGCAAAGAGTAGCCGAAGCAGAGGCGGCGGTACTGGATCTTCAATCGGCTTCTCTCCGTACACAGAAACGGCTGCAAACGGAACTCAACTCGTTACGTTCTGAAGGTATCGCAAAGGCGAAGGAGGCAGCGCAAGCGGAAATCGACCTCATGAAGGCGACTGCGGAGGCGAATACGAAGCGAAGGGAAGAAGATACCAAGACACTCCAAGTAACAACAGAGAACTCAGATAAGACCCTCCAAGTAAGTACAACGAACCTTGCTCAACAGGTACTCGGTACGGAGACGGCGGAGGAGGAAAAGCGAAGGATACGCCGCGAAACCTACGAAGACTTCAAAAACCAAGCGGAATTAGTTGCGCATCAGGCGTTAGAATTTGCCGAAATGACCTTGAACATAGTCGGCAGCTTGAACACTCTCTTTACAAAAGACGAAGAGAAGCGAGCGAAGAGAAGTTTCGAAATCGGTAAAAAGCTCGCTATAGTTCAAACCATTATGAACACAGCGGAAGCGGTTGGATCCGCACTCGCGAAAGACGCAACCTTCCCCGGTTCGCGATTCATTGCAGCGGCGGCAGCGGGTGCAGCGGGAGCCGCGCAAATTGCCACTATCAAGCGGCAGGAATTTAACTCGGGAGGAACAGCATCAATAGACACGCCACAGCGCCAAACGCTGAGGGCACCGGCTACAGGAACCGCCCCACAACTCGACCTTGGATTCTTAGGAGGTGGAGCAGGGCAAACGGGATTTCGTACATACGTCGTCTCTTCGGAAGTATCGAACGCCCAACAAGCCAACCAACGTATTAACGACCAAGCCACCCTCGTAGGATGAATATTTTAGAACTCGTAATTGATGAAGAAGCGGAACTCTACGGAATCGACGCTATCTCACTCGTAGAACAACCGGCCATCGAATCGGACTTCATAGCGATGAACTCGCAACTCCTGCAATTCAAGACGCAGGACGAAGAGAAGCGTATCGTAATGGGTGCCGCCCTCATTCCAGACAAACCTATCTACCGAAGGAACGGGGAAGAAGAATATTACGTCTACTTCTCAAAGAAGACCGTACGACGGGCGATGGAACTCTATTTCAAGAACGGCAACCAAGCAAACGCCACCCTTGAACACGAACACCAAATCAACGGACTTCATGTGGTGGAGAGTTGGATAGTAGAAGGCGAACAAGACAAAAGCCGAATGTACGGGCTTCAAGTCCCTGTAGGTACGTGGATGGTCTCTATGAAGGTGGAGAACGACGCTATCTGGGAGAAGTTCGTGAAGGAGGGCAGCGTGAAGGGCTTCAGTATCGAAGGGTACTTCGCGAATAAGTACGAGATGGCAAAGGCCACCGTAAAGGAGGACAAGCGATATAAGAAGGGAAAGCGCGTAGATATGGAGTCGTATAGCGATTACCCCGAAGCAGTGAAGAACAACGCAAAGAGGGGTATCGAATTGAACGAGAACCAGGGCAATAAATGCGCTACGCAAACGGGCAAGGTACGCGCTCAACAACTCGCACAAGGCGAACCCATTTCCGAGGAGACCATAAAACGAATGTATTCGTACCTCTCTCGGGCTGAAGAATACTACGACCCAAACAGCACGACCGAATGCGGGACTATCTCCTACCTCTTGTGGGGAGGCAAGGCGGGTTTACGTTGGGCGAAGTCCAAGCTAACAGAGTTGGAGTTGCTTTGGGCGGTAGAAGTCGAGATGGCCTTGGAGTACCTCGAGGAGCGACTCAGTAAGGAAAAGGGCGCGTAAACCGTTATATAAAAAATTCCTCGAAGATGACACTTAAAGAACGCATCTCCGAAATCTTTGACAAGTACTCCGTGCAACTGGAGGTTGAAGAAAAGACGGAGGTAAAATTTGCAACCGCTACTCTCGAGAGCGGACAAGAAATCCAAACCGAGGCGGAGTCTTTCGCGGTCGGTGCAGCCGTTTTCGTAGTAAACGACGAAGGCGAACAAATCCCTCTTCCAGACGGTGACTACACCCTCGAAGACGGTTCTATGTTGGTAGTATCGGAGGGCGCTATCGTTGAAGTAAACGAAGCCTCTACAGAGCCCGAGGTAGAAGCCGAAGAGGACAAAGAAGAAGAGATGGCTGCGGAGGAGGTAGAAGCATCTTCTGAGGTTTTGACACGCGAAGTAGTGGCCGGCATGATTGCCGAAGCTATCGAAGCAACGAAGGCGGAGTTCTCTTCACAAATCGAAGAGCGCGATGCAAAGATTACGGAGTTGAGTAAGCAGGCTACTAAGAGCCTCTCACGCGCTCCGAAGATGGAGGCACCTGCCCCCGTCGACTTGAAAAGTTTATCAATCACGGAACGCGTCGCCGCGATCCACAATCAATTCTCTAAATAATGGCTAACGCTACAGTATTAGCTGGTACTTATGCCGGCGAAGCGGCGCGTCCTTACGTGGCTGCTGCGGTTTTGTCTGCGGACACAATCGCGAATGGTTACGTTTCAACAATTGAAAACGTACACAGTAAAGCGGTTCTCCGCAAGTTCTCAGGCGCTGCAATTACCGCGGCTACTTGCGAATTTACCGGACAAGGTTCTCTCACTTTAGGAGAGGCCGTCTTGGAAGCTACCGCTCTCCAAGTAAACGAACAAGTCTGCAACAAAGACCTCCGCGCTACGTGGGAAGGTATGTTGATGCGTGGACAATCTTCGAACGCTCCTGCGGACTTCACTTCTTTCGCTGCTCAGTATGTAGCTGCCAAGGTTGCCGAAGGTATCGAGTTGAACTTGTGGCAAGGTAACTTCGACGCAAACGGAACCGGAGCAGGAGGTGCCGCCTACACTTCCTTCGATGGCATTTGCCAGAAGTTGAAGGCAGGTTACAACGCCGGCACCATGCAGCAATTGTCCGGCGCAACTACCGCCGCGAACATCTTGGATCGTTTGGCCGCTTTGACCGCTGAAGCCCCAACCGCTATCGCGGGAGACCCTGAAGCGAAAATCTTCATGAGCCGCGGCTCTGCTCAGTTGTACTACCAAGCCCTTGCGGACACTTACTCTGTTCCTTTCTTGAACGATGGATTGGTTGCTCGTTACGCTGGATACGACGTTATCACTCCTGCGGGAATGCCAAACGACGCGTTCATCTTGTCAAAGAAGGACAATTTGTACTTCGGCACCGACCTCCTCACCGACCACATCCAAGCCTCTGTTTTGGACTTGAGCGCGGTAACAGGAGACGACGTTACGCGTATCATCATGAAGTTTAGCGGCGGTACACAAATCGTTGACGCGGCTTCTGCTGGTTTCGCTTACCGTACAACATAATTGAATCGGGGAGGGGCTATAAATCCCTCCCCACAATTCCTCTAACTCATGGCTTGTAGTATTACAGTTTCAGGGCGTTCCTTCCCCTGTAAAGACAAAATCGGAGGAATCAAGCGTGTATGGATCGCACCGTTCGACGCGGATAACTGGGGTTCTATTACTTCGGGCGTAATTGCCGCGGCTGAAGCGGTGACGGTTTACGGTTTTGAACTCACGAAGAACTCGGGTTCTTTCCAACAGACGGTCACGGCATCAGTAGAGAACGGTACCGTTTTCTTCTCGCAGGTTTTGGAGTTGACCATGCCTAACTTGGCAGCCACGGATAACGAAGAAATTTACGACTTGTTGAAGAGCCGTCTCGCGGTTATCATCCAAGACAACAACGATAACTATATGTTGATGGGGCACACTACCGGAGCGGAAGCTACGGGGGGTACCGTCGGCACGGGAACCGCCAAAGGAGACTTGAACGGTTACCAAATTCAATTGACAGCGGAGGAAGCTATCCCGGCTCCGTTCGTAGCGTCTGACGATGCGAATATCACCTTCACCGCTGGTTCCTGATTTCTTTTTGTTTGGTTCACAGGTTACAGGACGGGGGAGGGCATTAGTCCTCCCTTTTCTTTTTCAATATGATTACACTCCTCCCAAATAGCTCTCAAGAACAATTCATTTACCTCACGTTGCAGGAGATGAAGAAGGACTTCGACGCGTTCACCGATTACCTCGTTATATTTACCAACGTGGCAAGCAAAGACCGCCTCTATATGATTGGTAACGTGGTAGCCGACAACGCGCGATATACCAAGTTGAGCGTATTCACAAACCAACCGCTCTCGCTTTCAGGGCGCATCTTGCTCACCGAAAGCGGACAATACGGTTACGAGGTATACGGTCAGAACTCTACTACGAACCTCGACCCTACAGACGCAAGCGTTCAGGGGTTGATTGAGCGTGGGACGCTTACGGTAACCGGAGAGACCGGGTACGACATTCCTTCTATATCCATTCCGGATAACGTTATCTATTACCAGTAATGGAAATTCTACAATTAGCAAAATACGAGGAGCGTTCGTACCGCGAAACGCCCAACCGAGAGGGCTTCGTTAATTACGGCGACGACAACCTCTTTCCTCAATATCTGGTAGACCTCTACCACTCTTCCGCCACTCACAACGCCCTCGTTACGAGTATCGCCATGATGATCTTCGGCGAAGGCTTCGACGCTTCCGATTTGGAGGGTCGGTTAGCGTTCGACCAGTGGAATTTGAACGACGAACTCCGCAAGGCTTGTCTCGATTTCAAGATTCAAGGCGGCTTCGCCCTCGAAGTAAACTGGAGTATCGACCGTTCGACTATCGCGAACGTATCCCACTTACCCTTTGAGAACGTCCGTAGTGGCTTCGTAAACGAAGAGGAGAAAGTCGAATACTACTATTACTCGAAGGACTGGAGCGACAAGCGAGAGGAGCCCGTCGAGATTTGCGCGTTCAACGTGGAGAAGAAGCTCGACCACCCTACTCAAATTCTATACGTCAAACCCTTCTCTCCGGGGTCGTTCTACTATCCTAAGCCGGACTATATCGGCTCGATTAACTACATCGAACTGGATAAGGAGATTTCGATTTACCATATTAACAATATGCAGAACGGGATGAGTCCCTCGTTCTCGATTCACTTTAAGAACGGGATTCCACCGCAAGAAGAAAGGAACCGTATCCGGATGGACATCGAGCGCCAGTTGAGCGGAGCGGGCAACGCGGGGAAGTTCATCGTTACCTATTCCGACGATCCCGAGAGGAAGCCCGACTTCGAGCCGTTCCAATTGTCGGACGCGGATAAACAATACCAGTTTTTGAGCGAGGAGGTAACGGGTAAGATTATGATCGGCCACCGTGTTACCAACCCGATGATGTTTGGAGTATCCGTTCCCGGTAAGTTGGGCGGAGGGGCTGAATTAGAAGCCTCAGAAGCCATCTTTGAGAAGAACGTAGTACGTCCGGCTCGGAGGGTGGTAGAAGATGCCGTTAAAACGCTTCTAAATGCCGCAGGGCTTCAAGGTTCTTTGGTGACTCTTTCCTCTCAAGAAACCAACCTCGACGGCTGCCTTTCTTACCTCGATGAGGTAGGCGAAGAGTTGGGGGATGAGTGGGAGCTTATCGATGAGGTGGAAGTGGACTACGACCTCGAGCAGACACGCGATGCTTTGTGGGCATTCGCTACGGTTCCAAGTTCCAAACCTCAAGCCGCTTCGGATCAAGATACCGAGATTATCAAAGTTCGTTATGCATACGCTCCCGACACGGTATCGGATAACTCCCGCGAATTCTGTAGGAAGATGGTAAGCGGCAAGCGCGTTTACCGAAAGGAGGATATCCTCGCAGCCGGAGATAGAGCTGTCAATCCGGGATGGGGGGCAAGAGGGGCAGATACCTACTCTATTTGGCTTTACAAAGGCGGCGGAGATTGCCACCATTTCTGGAAGCGGCAAACGTACCTCCGCAAGGATAACTCGAAGATTTCCGTAAACCAAGCGAAGAAGCTCATCCGGGAAGCGGGCGTAAACGCGAAGCGCCTCGAAGAGAACGATCGCAGGGTTGCAACCCGTCCAACCGATATGCCGAACAACGGCTTTCTAACACCTCGATAAATGGCACTCACAGCAGAAGTACTCTTCGTAAATCCGGACTATATCAAGCGGATTACTAATATTAACGGAAGCCTTGAAGACGCGTACCTCGTGCCGTCTATCATCCTCGCACAAGACAAGTACATCCAACTCTATTTGGGAACGGATCTACTCAACAAACTGAAGAGCGATATTTCGGGCGGTACGTTGGCGGGCGACTACGCCACGCTCATGGATTCATACGTTCGCAAAGCATCTCTCTGGTGGACGATGGTGGAGTTAATCCCTTCGCTTTACGTGAAGATGGATAACGGTTCGCTCGTTTTAAGGGTTTCAGAAGATACGCAAGCCATATCCCCGGACGATTTACACCGAGAGGTAGAGCGAGCGCGGCAGAACGCACAATTCTACACGTACCGCCTCTACGAATACCTCTGCAATAACTCGAGCCTCTTCCCGGAATACTCTTCGAATACGGGTGCGGATATGCTGCCACAGCCGGCGGACTATTACCAGAGCGGGTTGAGTATCTCAGGCTCGAGCAGGTACCCACGCCTCGTAGATTTAAGAGCGTATTTTGGATGAGGAAAAGCAGAAAAGAGAATATCACCCTACTTAAAAAGTTTCTCGATGACATCGACCGAAATAATCCTCTCCCTAATTCCAAGCGCGATAACGATAGTAGCGGTATGGGTAAACCTAAACCGCGAACTTGAGAAATTAAAGGGGCGCATTATCCGCGTAGAGTCCGACAAGGACGAACTCAAGCAGATGATGAAGGAGGTAATCGAAGCCGTCCACAAGATTGAGTTGATGCTTGCAAAGCGATGAGATATTTTGCGATTTCAGAATTCGATTCTCCCGACTCTCCCGGAAGTGGCGAGATGATGGATCCGGACTTTTTGTCCATGCTCGATGAGGCTCGGGATTGCGCGGGCATCCCTTTCGTTATTTCTCGCGGCGGGGGCTTCCGCACAGTTGCTTACAATCGAGAGTTGATAAAAGAGGGCTACCCCGCTTCTCGCAAGTCATCGCATCTCTTAGGTTTAGCCGCGGACATCTACGTTACCGATTCGCGCTCTAGGTACATCATCCTCGACGCGCTCCAAGAAGTGGGATTCACGAGAATAGGGATAGCGCCTAATTTCCTGCACTGCGACCTCGATATTAACAAACCTCAGCACCGCATATGGGTTTATTGACTAAAGACCGGGATATACATATTCTCCCGCTCTCTTTCGAAAGTACGAAAGATGAGAAAGCGATATATCTCCTCTCGGATATTCACTTCGATTCCGTTAAATGTGACCGACGGCTATTCTTCAAACACCTCGATATGGCAAAGGAAGAAGGCGCGTCGGTTTTCATTTTAGGCGACCTCTACGACCTCATGCAAATGAGATTCGACCCACGCGGGAATTACGATTCCCTTCGCACGGAACTTAAGAAGATGGCATATATCGACGAAGTAATTAAGGACTGTACTTCTAAACTCGAGCCATACAAGGACGTTATTAAACTGATAGGACAAGGAAACCACGAAACCAATATAACGAAGCGGCATGGGGTCGATGTAATCCAGAGGACGGTAGGCATTTTGAACGACAAGGGCGGCGAGATAGTAGCGGGGTATTATGCCGGCTGGGTCGTTCTCAAGTGCGACCGTAACGGCAAAGGCGGGCGGCGTTCGTTCCCTCTCCACTACCACCACGGGTACGGAGGCAACGCGAAGCGTTCGAAAGGAGTCCTCAATGTGGACATAGATATGAAGGATTACCCGCAGGCGAGTATCATAGCGCGCGGCCACACCCACCAGAAATGGTACCACCCGGTGATGCGGGACGTTCTTACGAGCAACTTCAACCACTCGCAAGAGACCGTCCACGTAGTGCAGACCGGATCGTACAAGAAGAAAGACCGCTCTATCGGTTGGGAGGTAGAAAAAGGGTTCAGCGTTCCGCGCTTGGGGGGTTGGAGGTTCACGATTAAGCCACAAGGAAACGAATACGATATACGATGTCACGAACTACACTAAAGGAAACCAAGCTCGGAGAATGGTTCCGGAATAAGGCTCCGAAGATGTTCGACCTTATCGGAGATGTAGTGCCAGGGGGCGAGGCTCTGAAGGCTATCTCCGCACTCATAGACGCGACTACGGTAAGCGAAGAAGAGAAGGCGCAGGCGCGGATGATGCTCTCGCAAGCGGCCAACGCAGATCGAGCGAGCGCAAGGAACCGAGAGATAGAGGTAACGAAGATTCTGAAGAAGCGGGATTGGATGCAGTCCTTCGTGGGCGTTGCTGCTATGGTTATCGGTATCGTCATGGTTATTTGGGCGAAGTCCGGAGTCGAGGACAAGGAAATCTTTTTCCATATTCTCGGATTCGCAGAAGGTACCCTCGTGGGACAAGTCGTAAACTATTACTTCGGTTCTTCTCAGAAGTAGTATATTGCGGTTCCCTGTTTGGGATTTATCATCAGTTGTTTGTTGAAGGGGGAGGCCGAACGCGGCTTCCCTCTTTTTTTTATCAAATTATTTTGTGGAATGGAATCTTTTGTATAGATTTGTCCTCAACAAACGATTAATGATGGAAACCTACTACTACCAAATCGACGAGCGACTCTCTTTAGAAGCAGAGTATACGATTGACGGAGCCGACGAAGGCACCGATTACGCTCCACCAAGCAACCCAAGTATTACCCTCGAGCGCGTGTACCTCGTAGAGGGCTCGAAGCGAATCGAAATCACCGAGATGTACGGTCGCTTCTTCGACGTGGATTGGAAAGAACTCGAGAACGAAATCGAAGACGAACTCTACAACGCGAAATAAGATGGAACCAAAACTCACACGATTACAAGAGTGGGCTGTAGCCTTAAAAGTCCTCCGACTATGGAGCGACGTTCCCGGATTAACCGCGAACGAATTAATGAAAGACCTGCAACAACTCATAAAAGAGTATAGCGATGGATCAAATTAAAGATGACGTCCAACTCTACTGGACTTGGGCAAAGAAAGAATTCGAAGGGGAGGAAATCGACCGCCTTCTCTTCGAAGTAGAATCAGCAATTACGAACCTCGAACGATACATAAACAATGAATTTAGAAGAAAAGCGATGGGTAAAACCCGTATGCGTTAAGAGCAGCGTCCACGTGAAACCTACGCACGGCTTCAACCAGTGGCAAGAAGAACTCCAAGAAGAGGAACGCTTCCGCCGATTGATTAACAACTTCGCTTCGGATATAGTCCAAGCGTATACAAAGCGAAAGCCATGAGTTACGAAAGCAAACAGCAAACAAACGAGCAATGAACACTAAACACACCCCCGGACCGTGGAAAGCAGCTGAATTCGGCAGTATTGAATTTAAAGATGGTTTTGTGGGCGAGGCCTACGATTACAACCCCGGTCATTACGGAGAAATACAAGAGGAACTGCCGGTAATGGCGAACGCCCGCCTGATGGCCGCCGCGCCTGAATTGTTGGAGGCGTTGAAGAAATTAGCACAACACACCCGCAAAGTGAACGGTATTTATTCTCCAGAATACAACAAGGCAATATGTTTAGTCAAAAAAATCGAAGGCGATGAAGAATGAACACACGCCCGGGCGGCCGTGGTATTACGAGACACAACAATTCAAAGCCGACTTAGTAGCGGCATACACAAATCGTAAGGCTACAACCTGACCAACGAAACTCAAACGTCAGGGCGTAACCTGTCAAGAATTTACAAGCGAAAATGAACGATTACACAAGCGACTGTTGCGGAGGGGATATAGATCCAGATATCGGAATCTGCATGAGCTGCCTTGAACACGCTCAAGCCATCGACAACGAAGAAGAGCAGCGAATTACCGACGCGCTTTTCTTACTGGAAACCTCTTCCCTCCGGGATGACGACGGAGGGCTAAAGGAAGAAATCCTCTCGGGAGAAGTCAGTGAAGACCGCTGGTCGGAATTTTTTTTGCAACTTAGGGCAAATCAATTACGACCCATCGACCTCCCGAACTTCAACCAAACCGATTGGGCGAAGTCATACAAACGAAATTTTTAACCCCCAAAACCAAACAAAATGGGACAATCTAAAATCAAGTCCGTTCAGCCGAACGGCACATGGGAAAGCCGCAACGGGCTCATGTACAAATTCGAGGTTGAACTCGAAGACGGAGCGAGCGGAGAGGTATCCGCGAAGACCGAAGACCGCTGGAACGTAGGCGACGAAGTAGAGTATACCGTCACCCCGAGCAAATGGGGCGACCGCTTGAAGCTCGATAAAGCCGGGTATGCAAACAAGCCAAGCGGCGGAGGGGCACAGAGCCCCGATATTCAAAAGCGTATCGATGCGAGTTGGGCAATCGGACACGCCATCAATCAGGAGAGCGATCCGGAGAAAATTATCGAGGCGGCGGAGTGGCTCTTGAAGTTAAGGGACACTCTAATCTCGAAGCTATGAACGGACATCGAAACCCGTGGCTTCGTCAACACGAACTCCAGTTAATCGAGGTGGCGAACAAGAACCTCTATCCATCCGGGCGGGTAATTTGGGCGAAGATTAACCGCAGCGTTGGCGGACACTCCCCGACCTCTTGCCAAACTCACTGGAACCGAACGGTAAAACATACCTGCACCTACGACGGCAAGAAGTGGCGCATGAAGCAACCAAATCTCTTCGAAGGTATGAAGCCTCAACCGAAGGTAGAAAGTCCAAAGAAGACCCCTCAAAATGCGTCTACGGGCGTTTTAAACAAGCAAGTAATAATGAAGAAGTCCTTTTTGTGGGGCGCATTTACATTCGAACGATATGAATAACATTAGAAAATTTTTAGTGAGCAACTACGGCTCCCTCGAAAAAGCGGCTTACGCTTTAGACGTTACCGGGCCAACCGTCCGCAACTGGTGCGAAACACGCCCGCGGAATATGCTTAAGCACATCCCCGAGATTTCAATCCATACCGGAGCGACCTACGCGGAAATCGTCCTCGAAGTTTTAGACTGTGAAAAAGGGGGGGCGCTTTAGCCCCCTTTTTTTTCATCTTTGAAGCATGGAAAACGAAAACAAAGGAATATGGATCCCGTTCGAGATTTGGGAACTCGCAGACCTCTCACCCATGCAGAGGATTCTTTTGGCGAAGATTCATGCCCTCAGCCAGAAGGACGGAGCGTGCTGGGCTGGGGATGAGTACCTCGCGGAATCGCTGGTGTGTACTCCCCAATACATCCGGAAGATGCGGAAAGACCTTTGCGAAACGGAACACATCTCCTGCGAGGGGTATGGACACCGGCGGAAGATGACGGTACTTGTAAAAGCAACTACTGTTGCAAGCAACGATTGGAACAAGCAACCACAGTTGCAAGAGTTGCAACAACCGTTGCAAGTAGAAGCAACTACTGTTGCAAAAGTTGCAACTACAGTTGCGCAGAGTATAGAACCTAGTATAGACTATACTAAAGAACAAGTAAAGAGTAGGAGATTTAAAGCGCCAACTCTTCAAGAATGCATGGAACGCTTCGAAGAAGCAGGTAGTAGCGCCGACGAAGGCGAAAAATTCTTTAACTTTTACGAATCGAAAGGGTGGATGATCGGCAGAAACAAGATGAAAGATTGGAATGCCGCCGCCCGAAATTGGATAAAAAGAAACAACGATGAACGACAAAAGACTGGAACTAAGGCAAGCCCAAGCAGAGATGAGTTTGACAACTATATCCGCCACGGGATTATTTAAGTACACGCCCGAAGAAGCGTGGGAACAAGGTACCAACATTAAAACCTCACTCCGGTTGATGCCGGAAGCGACGCGCGGAGCCGTTATATCTATGATTAAAAGCACCGTGGACTTTATAGACGCAAAGAAGACGCTCTCCAGCTTCGAAGACGTTGCACTTTGTGCAGAGATGATCTTCGAGATATTCCCCGTTTTGAAACTCGAGGAATTGCGGTTAGTTTGCGACCGCATGAAAACAGGGCACTACGGTAAATTCTACGAGCGATTGAAGGTGCAGGAGTTCCGCGAATGCATCGTAAAGCACGAGGAGGAACGCGCCCCCATCCTCGAGCGTATGCACCAGCAAATACTTCGAGGAACCGACAACCCTACGAACGTTCCCGAATACGACGCGGAAGCCGCGAAGCTCGCTTGGAGAATGAAGAACAACCCTTACCTCATACCCGGAAAGAATGACGAAGAATGAATGGCACGAAGGTGTTTATGACATGAGCGAAGAGGATTATTTTCAAGTAAATAACCTTCTTTTACTTCTTGATGCCGGATACACTTGGAGCGAGCTTTTGCAGGAATTACCCAAAGGATTAGAGGGTATTGAAAAAAGCATGACAGAAGAGTGGATGAACAAGCTACTCGAGGAACATATCCTGAATATAGAAGGATACGAAAACACCAAATTACATGGGAATAGCGAAGACAAAAGCGAAACTTGATTCCATCTTCTCGCAGTTC